CCAGTCCTTATCTCCCCGAAAACCACCGGTACGGTCCCTAGCGGTCCGTGTGTGGGCCAAAACGAACAGGATTAAAACTTATATGTCGGAAACTAAAACGCCTCGCTATGGGGCTACTGAGCCTCGACTACATAGCCCGTACCTCGAGGGCCCTAATCGTGGCGAGGAGATATCGCAGCTAGCGGACTCGATCGGGCTACCGCTTTTACCGTGGCAAAAGTTTTGTATTTCAGATATGACGGCCGTAGACGAAAATAATATGTTTAGGCGACGTAGTAACTTGCTCCTTACGTCGAGACAACAGGGCAAGACTCATCTCGCCCGTATGATGATGCTCGGGCATATGTTTTTATTCGATAGCCCTAATGTGCTGATTATGAGCTCTAATCGCTCTATGGCCTTAGACACCTTTAGGCAAGTGGCCTACGCCATCGAGGGCTCGGCAGAGCTTAGCCGGCAAGTTAAACAGATCCGGTATGCCAATGGTACCGAGTCAATCGAGCTTAAAAACGGGCACCGACTCGACGTAGTAGCGGCAACGAGAGACGGCAGTCGCGGACGTAGCGCCAGTTTTCTTTACATTGACGAATTACGCGAGATCAGCGAAGAGGGGTACCGAGCCGCGACTCCAACCACGCGTGCAAAAATCAACAGTCAAGCCCTATATACGTCGAACGCTGGAGACGCTTTTAGTACCGTATTAAATGAGCTACGCGAGAGAGCTCTTTCCAACCCTCCCGAGACTTTTGGCTTTTACGAATATTCGGCCCCATCGTTTAGCAAGATAGACGACCGTATCGGATGGGCTTATGCGAACCCGGCTTTAGGATACCTTTTCGACGAAGATGTATTAGCCGAAGCGGTGAGCACTCAACCAATCGAAACTACAAAAACCGAAATGCTTTGTATGTGGATTACCTCAACCGCCTCACCTTGGCCCCATCTATCAGTCGAGGAGGCAGGCGATAAGGATCTTAAGCTTGTACCCGGTCCTCTTACTATCTTTGCTTTTGACGTGGCACCGTCGAGAAGAGACGGCTCGCTTGTAATGGGCCAAGTCCTCGCGGACGGTCGTATAGGCGTAGCCGTACTCGAGGTATTCCACTCGGACGTATCTATTGACGAGCTCTTTGTAGCTAATGCCATCGCCAAGTGGGCCAAGATTTACTATCCTCGCGCCGTCTGCTATGACAAGTACACTACGGCCTCGATCGCCAAGCGCCTTGAGGTAAACGGTATACAGATCCTCGACATATCCGGACAGAAGGGCTATCAGGCATCCGGGGACCTTTATGAAGTACTGGCTAATAAAAGGCTCGTGCACTCCGGGCAAGAGGAGCTCGTTACCTCTATGGCAAACTGCGCAGCTAAAGAATCAGATGCAAGCTGGCGTATCATCCGGAGGAAATCAGCCGGGCCGGTAGATATTGCAATCGGCTTAAGTATGGTCGTACACGTACTTACGCAACCGATGGCTGAGGCTAAGGTTTACGTTTAGACACGCGATACAAAGCCGATTAAATGCTTGACAATATGAGAAAATGGCGGCTATGGGACTACTTCAGACTCTAGGTTTTAAGTCAGCTGCAAAGCCAACTATCGAGGCTCAATACGCGCCTGCGGTAATGGATACCACCTACGGGTATGGATCGTTTAATACTAATAGCGCTTACGGATATAACGGCGTAGGTATTGACCGTAACTTTGCACTACAAGTAGCAAGCGTTAGCCGTTGCCGTAACTTGATCGCTGGCGTTATTTCGTCGATCGACTTAGCCCTTTATAAAAAATCTACAGGCGAAAAGTTAGGCTCTCCGGTATGGCTTGAGCAACCCGATATTCGCCAACCACGCAGCGTTACAATCGCAGCGACCGTAGACTCATTACTCTTTTACTCCGTCGCTTACTGGCGCGTGACCTCTTTGTACGCCGATGACGGCAGACCATCCGGCTTTGAGTGGGTCGCTAATAACCGCGTTACTTACACTACTAACCAATACGGTACAGAGGTTAAAGATTATTTCGTAGATGGTCAGCTTGTACCGATGGCCGGTATCGGATCACTTGTTACTTTTCAATCACTAATTCCTGGAGTATTGCAAACCGCTAGTACTACTATCCGCGCAGCTTATGACATACAAAAAGCAAGTGCGGTAAGTGCGGCGACACCGATGCCGACTGGGGTGTTGAAAAATAACGGTGCGGATCTGCCCGAGGCTCAAGTGCAAGGTCTACTCGCAGCTTTCAAGAGCGCTCGCCAAAATCGCAGTACGGCATATTTAACTAGCACTCTCGAGTATGTCCCTACATCGTTTTCGCCTAAGGATATGGCGTACACAGAGGCGAGCCAATACCTCAGCACCGAGATCGCGCGCTCGATGAACGTACCGGCATATATGATCTCTAGCGATATGAATAATTCGATGACATATCAAAATATTATCGACGGTCGTAAAGAGTTCGTCGCTTATTCTTTGCAGCCTTATATCTCAGCTATTGAAGATCGCCTCTCTATGAACGATATTACAAATAGTCAAAATCAGGTGCGTTTTGCGGTAGACGATACGTTTTTACGTGTCGATGCAAAAGATCGCCTAGACATTATCGAGAAAATGTTAAATCTAAATCTTATCGACGTAGACCAAGCTCGACAGATGGAACAACTCACACCGCTAGGAGATGCAAGTGCTACTAACGTTTAGTCAAGAGATCCAAGCCGCAGATACCGAACGCCGGGTTATCTCGGGACTTGTCGCACCATATGGCGAGATCGGACATACAAGCGCAGGCCCGGTAGTTTTCGAGCGCGGCTCTATCTCTATTCCGGATGCAACTAAAATAAAGCTTTTATCGCAGCATCAACAAGATAAGCCGGTAGGTCGCGCCATCCAATTTAGCGACTCTACAGATGGCGTTTACGGATCGTTTAAGCTTTCGAGTAGCACTCGAGGACAAGATGCACTCGTATTAGCGCAAGAAAATCTCGTCACCGGCTTATCCGTGGGGGTAGATGTAACTGCCTCTAAGCCGATGGGAGATTACTTGCTCGTAACTGCGGCAGTCCTCAAAGAGGTATCACTTGTCGAGAGTGCCGCCTTTTCTAGTGCCTCCGTTACGGATATTGCCGCTGCACGTGCAGCTTTAGAAGCGGCGACAAGTACAAAAGAAAAAACTACTACTATTTCTACGACTATCGTAGAGATCGAAACTGAAACAGAAACAGAAATGGAGGAGGCCGTGACCACTGCCCCTGAAAATACACCGGATGAAACTCCGGTAGATGCACCGGCTGAGGCTGAAAAGGTCGAGGCTGCTCGTAAGATCATCCGTCCATCAGTACTTGACTCTCAGCGAGTCCGTACACCGATCGTATCTATGGCTACATACACAGAGCACAAGATCAAAGCTGCACTCGGTAGCGAAGATTCTCGCCTTTATGTAACCGCCGCAGACGATTCTTTCTCAACTAACCCAGCGTTTAATCCAACTCAGTACCTCTCAGAGTTTGTAACTAACACACGTTTTGGCACACCTGCAATCGACGCTTGCTCTCAGGGAACTTTGCCTACAAGCGGTATGTCAATTTCAGTGCCCTCACTTGTTACATCAGCTGGTGGAGGCTCAGGCGTAGCTCCAACGGTTACAGTAGAAGCCGAAGCTGGTGCCGTATCTAATACAGGTATGGTTACAGAGTATCTAACCGGTACAGTCAGCAAGTACTCAGGTATGAACACGCTCTCAGTCGAACTTCTTGAGCGCTCAGATCCTAACTTCTATGCAGAGCTTACAAATCAGCTCCAAAATGCGTACCTTACCTCTATCGACACCGCAGTACTTTCAGCTCTCGTAACTGCCGGTACTAACTCAACTGCTACTACAGCTGACAGCGATGGAATTATCTCTTACGCATCCGAAGCGGCTGCTCTTGTTTACAAGAACACCGGTTACTTTGCTCAGAACTACATCGGTAACGCCGCACAGTGGCAACTACTAATGGGCGCAGTCGATTCGACAAAGCGACCAATCTATAACGCTATTCAGCCAATGAACGCAGCCGGTCAGGTAGGCCCTCAGTCTATCCGCGGTAACGTACTCGGCCTTGATCTCTACGTGGACAAGAACTTTGCAGCTACTACAGTCGATGATAACTCAGCGATTATTTTGGCTCCTGAAGCTTTCACCGTTTACCGTGGACCACAGGCTTATATGTCAGTAAACGTCGTATCTAACCTACAAGTACAGGTAGCGATCTACGGCTTTATGGCAACTATCGCAAAAATGCCTAACGGTATTATTAAGTTTGCGAAGGCATAAGCTAAAAAACTAATAGTCGGTAGGGCTCTTAGCCCTTTGAGCCCTACCGGCCTCTTTTAAGATAGGAGTAAGAGATGCCGGCTACATACGTCACCGAGGCAGAGCTACGCGCGAACCTCGGAATTGAAAATCTCTACTCCAGTGATATTGTCGAAACTTGTTGCCAGACCGCGCAGGATATTCTTAATCAGTTTTTATGGTTTGACTCAGCTCCGGTAGTCGGAGTAACTCTGCAAGATAACGTAGCTACCGTAATGGTTGCTAACCCTGCGATCTTTAGTACCGGGCAGTCCGTAACCTTGAGTGGATGCGGCTCAACCTTTAACGGCACTTACACAATTACCGGCACTATCCCGTGGAGCGCCGGAACCGTTAATCAAATCCCGAGCCTAGTGTTTAACCCTTATACGTGGAACTGGCCTAACGGATATAGCTTTATCCAATTTTCTAAGACTGCCGCTAACGTTAATTTTAAGCGAGTCCTACCTTACGGATCAGCCGTAGGAGAAGATACTAAAACTAATTCATACGCTACGACTCCGGCTATTCGCGAGGCAGCGATGATTTTGGCCGTCGATATTTTCCAAGCTAGGCAGGTCAGTCAGACGGGCGGTGTAGGAATAGATGGAATAAGCCCGTCACCTTATCGCCTCGGAAATTCAATGATCGGCAAAATCAGAGGGCTCATAGCCGGTTATCTAAACCCTAATTCTCAGGTCGGTTGATATGACTGCCGCGATTACGACTTTACGCGCCTCACTAGCTACGGCTTTAGCTAATGCTAATCAGTGGAATACCTATAGCTTTCCACCTCCAACTATTACCGCTAATAGCGTTATCGTCGTACCGGATGATCCTTACATTACTCCAAGCAATAACACCTACGCGACTATTTCGCCTATGGCTAATTTCAAGATTATTTTGACGGTGCCTATGTTGGACAATCACGGAAACCTTAACGGCATCGAAACCCTTGCGGTAGCAGTGTTTAACAAACTAGCTGCCTCAAATATCGTAATGAACGTTGGCAGTATGTCGGCTCCCACCGTATTAGACGTACAAAGTGGGACACTACTTACCGCTGATTTCCGTATCTCAATACTCACGAGCTGGAGCTAATATGCCGTATACAGAGGATGACCTAAAGTTTTTGCGAAAGATCGGGCAGATCGCAGACGAGCCTGCTCCGGTTAAAGTAGCAAAAGAAAAACCAACACCAACACCAACAACCGAAAGCGAGGAATAGGCTATGGCCGTATTCTTATCAAATGGAGTGGTCGTAACCCTTAACTCGGTCGATCTCTCAGATCACGTAACAAGCGCCACGATTAACCGCGTATTCGAAGAATTAGAGGTTACTGCGATGGGCGACTCATCACGTAAGTACGCTAAGGGCCTCGAGACCTCAACGATTACTCTCGATTTCCTAAACGATACTGCTACCGGTGAAGTCCTACAGACTTTGCAAGCTGCCTGGGGTACTACAGTGCCTCTAACACTTAAGCAGACAAGCGCGACAATTTCAGCTACTAACCCTGAGTATCAGACAACCGTACTCGTTAATAACACTACAGATATTAACGGCGCAGTAGGAGATATCTCTACTCAGTCAATTACGTTTACTTGTAACTCTCCTATCGTGGTAGACATCACGGTATAACCAAAAAGCAAAGGGGCAACAAATGGCACGACTCAAAATTAAAAGGGCTACCGGCGAGGTAACAGAGCACCAAATCACGCCGCGTATTGAGGTGGCCTTTGAGCTTTATGCAAAGAAGGGGTTTAGAAAAGCCTTTAGAGAGGACGAGAAGCAGAGCGATCTCTACTGGCTGGCTTGGGAGTGTATTAGAACGTCCGGCGAAACCGTAAAAACGTACGGGCCTGAATTTCTTGATACGCTCTCAGAGGTCGAGGTCCTCGACGACGAACCTTTAAGCTAGGGCGAGATTCCCTTACGTATCAGGTAGCGCAACTATCTATACGTTTAGGGGTCTCGCCTCAAGCGATACTCGATCTCGATAACGAGATGTACAAAATGTTAATACAAGTGTTAAACGATCAAGCTAAGGAGGCCGAGGAATATGCCCGTAGAAGTAAAAGGCGTTAAGGCAACTCTAAAAGCTATCCGTAAAGTCGATCCTGAGCTATTAAAGAATATGAACAAGCAGATAAAAGCGGTAATGATCCCTATCCGGGACAAGGCTAGAGGGTACGCACCATCACCGCAGCCGGATAACCTTTATGGCTGGAACGAAAACACAGTAGGGCAAAAGATCACGGCGCGTAACTCGGCCTTTAGAACTTTTAATACTGAGGGCCGGGTACGCCTCTTTCCTCTTTACGATTATGAGACAGTTAAAAAGGGTATTTACTACAAGGCCGGCGGCAGCGATCGTAATAAAAATGGCTGGCGAGCTTTATACTTTGTAGCTAATAAATCGGCAGCTGGAGCGATCTACGAGACCGCAGGCCGAGCCGAGACTACCTCTCGTAAGGGCTACCGCTCTAATAACCCGGGCGCTGGCGAGCACTTTGTAAGCCGTATGGGTCCTCTCTATGGCGCTACACGCGAGGAGCGTGGGCGTATGATCTTTAGAGCGTGGCACGAAGATCAGGGCAAAGCGCAGGGGGCAGTAATTAAAGCTATTGAGGCAACTATTAACGCCTTTAACCGAGGCTCTTACACGAAGGCGGCATAAATGGTATCCAAGCTACCTAGTATGGTCGTAAGTGCCGTAGCTACTTTTGACGGTAAGGCACTAGCTAAGGGCGAAAAGCAAGTCCTAGGGTTTGCTAAAAAAGCCGCTGGAGCTCTCGGCGTTGCTTTTGGAGTCGCCTCCGTAATCAAATTTGGTAAAGAGGGCGTTAAAGCTTTTGCAGAAAATGAAAAGTCAGCCAAGCGTTTAGCCGGTGTGGTAAAAAATTTAGGCCAAGCTTTCGAGACCCCTATGATCGAGGAGAACTTAGACCGTATATCGGCTAAGTATGGCTATCAAGGCGAGGTCCTACGCGAGGCGTATCAAAAACTTTTAACGGCTACCGGATCGGTTACAAAATCTAACGAGCTACTTAATGCCAGCCTAGATATCGCCGCTGGATCGGGTGAAGATTTAATCACAGTAAATCAGGACCTAGCCGCTTTATACATAGGTAATACTAAGGGGCTTAAAAAATATAACCTTGGCCTAACACAAGCCGAGTTAAAAACTCTAGATTTTGAGAAGGGCGTAGCTCTACTTAGTAAGACTTTTAAGGGCGCTGCCGGCGATGAGCTAGAGACCTACGGCGGCAAGATGCGCGTACTCGGCGAGGCCGCAGATAACGCTCAAGAGATTATCGGCGGAGGTTTGATCGACGCTTTACTGATTTTATCGGGCGATACCTCGATAGAAGATTTATCTGACTCGATGGCAGAATTAGCTACTAACTCGGCTAACGTATTAACTGAATTGGCTAAGTTTGGCAAAACTATCGGTAATTTAGTTAGCGAAAGTTACGGCGCTATAGACGGTGTAGCTAATGGTATTACCGATCTATTAGATCGCATTACCGGTAACGCGGATAGAATAGCCGCACGAGCAGCCGAGGCTAACACAGTCCGGATGGGCGGCTATCCTAGCTCTGCTCTCGGACCAAGGGCAGCAGATCCTAATATTGCCAAGCGCGACAAGATCGAAAGAGATCGGCTTAAACTCGAGAAGGAAAGAGCAGCTCTAGCGGCTAAGGCAGCTAGGGCCGAAAAGCAAAAGTTAGCTTTGACTAAAGCATCCGCAGCTTTTGATAGTACCCGGATCTCACTAGCGGCAGCTTTACAAGCAACCTACGACAAAGAGACAAAGCTACGCCTCGAGGCTCTTATGCTCATCGAGGAAGATAAGGGCGATGCAGCTCTTAAGAAAATCGGCGAGCTTGCAGCTTTCCAAAAAAACGCCGATATGCAACGTTTAGCCGGTGTAACCGAGATTAGTAACGCTACCCTCGAGTCACTCAATAAGCAGCTGATAACCGAGCTAAGAGTAGTAGAACAAAGCAAGTTAGCCGAAAGTGAGAAAGAGATAGCCCGAGAGCAAGCTTTCTCTAAATATAACGCTGCGATAACGGCCGCCGGTACGCTTATGGCTAAAGAGGCTTATAGCGAGCGTGTACAGATCCAACTTACCGAGATCGCTCGACTAGCCTCGATCAGTGCTACGACAAGTGCGGCTAATACGGCGGCTCTTTTAATTCAGGATGCCGAGCTAAGTATGATCGACCGCGTAGCGAAGGCTCAAGCCATAGCCGATGCAGCTCGCCTTAGAGCTCTTAAAGAGTATAACGATGCACTAAACGGAGTAGGACTTGATTTTGGCGGTAATAAGCTCGGTACGCCAGTGCCTAACTTTGTACCGCCTGAGTGGGCACAAGATTTAGCAGCTGGCGTTATCGCTGGCGTAAACCCGGGCTACGTCGCACCTATGCCTACACTAACCGAGGCTGCGCCTAACTACGGTTGGAATCCTACGATGGGCTTTCCCGGTCAAGGCGTAGAAATAACGGTAAATACCGGTATCGGAGACCCTGAGGCTATCGCTCGAGCTATTGAGGATACGCTTAATCAGTCTACCTATCGAGGCACCTCAGTTAATCGTGGGGCGGGTAACTACATACTATGAGTGCGTGGCTACCCGAGTGGAGGATCATCGTAGGCACTACCGTCTACGATAACGTCCTAAGCGTAAATATGGCTACGGGCCGAGATGATATCGACCTACAGTGCAACGCAGGCTACGCACGTATGGAGATCGTTAATCTTGATAATTCGGCGTTTGATATCGACGTGACCGACTCGCTAACCCTAGAGCTTAAAAATAGCGCCGGTACCTACGTACCCGTTTTTGGTGGGCAAGTATCCGATTTTGGTATTTCGGTACGCTCTCCGGAGGAGATCGGGTTTATAACAATCGGTAATATTTTGGCAGTAGGAAGTTTGTCTAAACTGACTAAGGCCCTTTACCCGGATGCGCTGAGCAAGGACTACGACGGCAACCAAATCTACGACATACTTAACGAGCTGCTTATTAACTCGTGGTTTGAGGTAGCGCCTGCGCTTGAGTGGCAAGCCTACGATCCTACGACTACGTGGGCCAATGCTGAAAACGTAGGACTAGGACAGATCGACCAACCGGGCCTATACGAGATGATCCCTCGCTCGGCCGATCCGGCGAGCAGCTATAACCTCTGCGCTCAGATCGCGCAAAGCGCACTAGGACAAATCTACGAGGATAAAGCCGGGCGAGTGTGCTACGCCGATGCCGATAACCGTACCGCCTACTTATCAGCTAATGGCTATACGACCTTATCGGCTAATTACGCTACTCCCTCTAGCGTTAAGTCGATCCTACAGATAGGCAAGATCCGTAACTCTTTAGTATTTAACTACGGCAATAACTACTCGAGCCAAGCTACGGCCCTCGATGCTGACTCGATCGCTAACTACGGCCGCTATCAGCGTAGCGTAAGCTCCAACCTAGACAAGCTCACCGACGTAGAGGACGTGATGGAGCGCGAGCTCGGGCTCCGCGCGATCCCTCGAGAGCAGCTACAGAGCATTACCTTTAGGCTCGATAACTCAGACCTACCCGATGCAGAGCGAGATAAGCTCATCGACGTATTCTTTGGTGAGCCGGTAGTAATAAATAACCTACCGATAAATATGTTTAATGGTTCGTTTAACGGGTTCGTAGAGGGCTTTGCTATTAAGGCTACTCCGGGTTATGTCGATCTAACCCTGACTCTTAGCCCTACAGATTTCTCACTGGTCGCGCCTCAGTGGGACACAGTAAGCCCACCATCCCTAATTTGGACGGGCGTAAATGCTACGCTTATCTGGGAAAACGCTTTTGGAGGATTAACCTAATGGCAACAGTCACACCTAATTTTAACTGGCCCGTACCTACCTCGACCGACCTCGTAAAAGATGGCGCTACTGCCATCGAGGCTTTAGGTGACTCTATAGATGCCTCGCTTGTCGATCTTAAAGGCGGCACTACTGGTCAAGTTCTTAGCAAAAATTCTAATACCGATATGGATTTTACTTGGGTCACGGATCCGGGCGGAGACATTACAGGCGTTACAGTATCGAGTCCTCTTACTGGAGGCGGCACTAGCGGTACCGTGACCGTAGGTATCCTAAGCGGTACCACCTCTAACCTCGGCGCAGTGCAGTTATCAGACTCTACTTCTAGTACCTCTACGACTCTCGCAGCTACGGCTAATGCAGTTAAAACTACTTACGATCTCGCTAATGGTGCAGTCGCTAAATCTATTGTCGATGCAAAAGGCGATTTAATTGCCGCTACTGCAGCCGATACCGTATCCCGTTTAGGAGTCGGTGCAAACGGTACAGTGCTAACGGCTGACTCAGCCGAGGCTACTGGTCTTAAATGGGCTGCGCCTGCTGGCGGCAAAATTTTACAAGTAGTACAAAGTGTCTTGACAACAACGGCATCTACCACCTCTACCTCTTTCGTAGATACTGGAATAACTGCTTCAATTACTCCGACATCCGCGACGAGCAAAATCCTAGTTATGGTGTCTATGCCGGTCGGTAAAAATGACGGAGGTCACTCAGTTTATTCTTCATTATTCCGCGGATCAACAAATATCATCTCTCCAACGTCGCCAAGTAATCGTACTCCAGGTATTTCGATGATTCCGGGCGATATAACTGGTATGCAATATATGCTCAATTCAGTAAATTACACATATTTAGATTCCCCAGCGACCACATCGTCTACTACATACAAAATACAATACTATGTAGGCTCAAGCGGTATTGGTTATATCAACCGTACCTCGTGGGATAGCGACTCTAATCAGTCAGTACGAAGCGTTGCGACTATGACACTTATGGAGATCGGAGCTTAAAATGGATTACTCTCTTATTTTATTTAAGAAATTCCCGGATGCTCAGTGGCATATGGAAGGTGACGACTACGAAGGCTTGGTCTGGTTATCAGAAACCGATAAACCATCTAAAAAAACTCTAGATGACCTATGGGAAACAGTAAAAGCCGAGGTAATTGCAGAAAAAGAAAATAAAGATAATTTTAAGATTACCGCTATTGCTAAACTCGCTGCTCTCGGACTTACCGAGGATGAGGCGAAAGCCATTATCGGCTAATGCTAAAGAGTTATAACGGCTATCCAGCCTCTAAAGACCCGGATGAAATCAAAATCAAGGCATACCCGGTAAAGGGTACAGACCGTAAGCTTAGGTGCGCTGAGAGTGTGGGCCCACTCTTGGCGGCCTTTGCGGCTGACTTTCACGAGCTGATAGAGCCGATCGACGAGGGCACCTTTGACGACTGGGCTTACGCTTTTCGTATGGTCCGAGGCACTACCGATAAATTATCCTGCCACTCATCCGGTACGGCTATTGACCTTAACGCCACAAAGCATCCACTAGGTAAGCGCGGCACGTTTCCAGCGGAAAAGGTACCTATGATCCGGGCGCTATCTAAAAAGTACGGTCTCAAGTGGGGCGGCGATTTTAAGAGCCGAGCCGATGAAATGCACTGGGAAGTAGAAGTATCACCCGTCAAGGCTAAAGCTTTAATCGAGAGTTTAGGGTTATAGTTAGACAAATCTCTAAGGGCACTAGGGAGTAACACTATGCAAGATCAGTTAATCGCTGCCGGCAAGTCATACGCTCGAGCAGCTTTAGCGAGCGCCGCAGCGCTTTATATGTCCGGTATTACAGATCCAAAAGTACTAGCTAACGCGTTTATCGCAGGCTTAGTAGGTCCTCTACTTAAAGCTTTGCAGCCAAGCGAGAAGCAGTACGGTCTAGGGTCTAAATGATCCGGGCCCTGGTGGGGGCGATGTTGGGGACGTTGCTCCTATCAGGGTGCGGTTACCAAGGATGGGTAAGGTATGAGTGCCAAGAGTTTAAGAACTGGGAAAAGCCTGAGTGCACTAAGCCGCAGTGCGAAGTTACGGGAACCTGCACTGAGGACCTTATTACGCGAAATGAGTAAAGAAAAGAAAAGGCTAAGCCCCGAGGATATCCACGCTCGCTTAATCTTTCTCATAGGTGCCGTATTAGCTCTAACCTTTTTTGTAATTACCGGCGGCGCGGTTTACGCGCTCGTTTTCGTTACTCAACCGGTCGGAGCTCAAGCTCCTAACGATCGAGACTTTATCCAACTCCTACAGACTTTAGCGATATTCTTAACGGGAGCCTTAGGCGGCGTACTTGCCGGTAATGGCCTTAAATCTAAGCCTAAGGATTCTGCAAAGCCCGACACGCCAGCGTAGATAATTGCTATATGTCGGTATATGCCCTCATACTGATACCACACACGCCGAGAGGGCTACTCGGATAGTATGCCTAATCGGCCTTAACAAAGGGCGATATATGAACAGTTTAGAGTTTTTAGTAGTGTTCACAATTACGGGCATTATGGCAGCGTTTATCAAAGCTGCGTATACCTTAGGGTACCGACACGGCCACGGCGAGGGTTATGTAAGAGGCCGGGCGATCGTGCAAGCTCTTAAAGAAAAGAGCGTAATCTAAATGGGTTTCTTAGATAACTACGAGGACGTTAATACCCGTATCAAGCGTTTTAGGGCTGAGTTTGAGACTGGCCGCTTGATCGCTTTTATCGAGGAGCTCGATCTCGACAAGGGTACGATCCTTGTACGAGCTGAGGCTTACCGTAATTACGAGGATGCAGTACCTAGCGCGGTCGATTATGCGTTTGGCAACGTAGCGACATATCCGCAAAATATGAAAAAATGGTTTATAGAGGACACTTTGACGAGTGCCTACGGTAGAGTTATCGGCTTGCTTACGCCTAGCGAAGGTGGCAGACCTACTCAGCAGGATATGCAAAAGGTAGAGACGGCCGCAGCTGAGCCCGATTACTGGACCACTAAGTTTACGGCCGATGATATTCCTACGCTAGGTAAAGCTATCGAGACGATCGAGCAAGGCTTAGGCGGCGTACTACCGGATGCAGCTCCTCGATGCGTTCACGGCTCTATGGTGTGGGCTGAGGGCAAGAGCGCTAAGAGCGGTAAAGACTGGGCAGCCTATAAGTGCACCGAGCGTGTTCGGGATAAACAATGTGACCCGATATGGCAAGTGCTCGGTAGTGACGGTAAATGGCGAGCCCAATAATGACCGAGCAGGGCCTATTTGACTACATAAAGGCCACGTATTTAGAGGACTTAGAGAAGTCCGAGCACACCTACGAGTATATAGATGCGACGAGTACCGGCTACAGGCTCACCATCGAGCTTAAATGCCGCCACACTCATTACGACGAGCTCATACTCGAAAAGGATAAATACGAGGCTTTACTCGATCGAGCTAATGATCTCGGCCATACGCCGTTTTACATTAACTCAACACCTAACGGTATATACGCGTTTAATCTACGCAAAATTACGGTTTCCTGGACTACTAGGCGCCTACCATCGAGCACCGTGGATAAAGGCCCGGCAGTCGATAAGAAGGTAGCCCTACTACATATAGATAAGGCGGTAAAGCTCTAATGGGAGAGATGACTTTTATAAAAAACGGTGTAGCTACGACTATTCACGATAACGGCGATATCAGTAGCTCACCGGCTGAACGCTGCGATGGATGCCACGAGCTCAAGATGGGCGACTTTGGCTTTAGCGTACGAGATGTGTCAGGGATGGTAGTCCTATGGTTATGCGAGGACTGCCGAGGATGACTACATACAAGCACGAGTGCAGACAGTGTAAGAAGATAACCGAGCAGATCGAACGCATTATTACCGATAATCTGCCACCATACGTAAAGACTTTGCAGTGTACTAAGTGCGGAGTTATGGGAGTCTGCCTAGTAGAGGAGCCTAAAAATGGCGACGTATCAGTATGAGTGTATTAGCTGCAATATAAGCTACGAGACAACTGCGCCTATAGGCGAAAACGTAGCGCCTCTATGCTGCGGATTAGCTATGCGGCAAGTTTACTCAGTACCGGGCGTAAGCTTTAAGGGCACTGGATGGGGTCACCAATGAGCGAGCACTTATACCGATGCGTTATTTGTGGCATTACTAAAACTATAACCGTAGGTAAGTTTGCCTTTTATGCGATTCCACACTGCAAAAGGTGCGTAACGAGTATGCACTTGGTACCGTCAGGAGCTCAGCCATACCGGATAGATGAGCCTGAATATGAGTAATAGTTATCCACAGGAGTTATCCACAGGTAGGGTAAAGGTGTGGATGACACGCAGAGAGTACGCTCAACTTATCCACATATTTGTAAGTTACTTGACATATAGGCTACGCTCCACACTCGCAGACGAGCCGCTGAGGCGACTAGCTCGGGCGCGACGTTTGGTGCTATTGGCCGGGTTATTGCTATTTGTCAATAGCCCTCAAGCGTTAGCGGTAAGTACTGCAAGAGATGTTAATAACTATAAGTTATATGCTCATATGAAGCTTAAAGATGCTAAGCAATACAGATGTGTAGAGCTCTTATGGATATTAGAGAGCAACTGGAATCCTCGAGCAGACAACCCTAAGAGCACTGCATACGGGATACCTCAACTACTTAAGCTTAAAGCTAAAGATCCATACATACAGATAGACCTAGGACTTAAGTACATTAAGCATCGTTACGCTACTCCTTGTAAAGCTCTAGCTCATCATAAAAAGACTGGTCATTACTAATGGTGCAAGGTAGGCACGATCCACGCTTGACTAGGGCGTACAAGAAGCAACGGCTAATAGTCCTAGCAAGAGATGGATATACGTGCTATTACTGCGGTCAGGATGCTAAGACCGTGGACCATATAGTAGCTATTAAAAACGGGGGCGACCCTATCTCGTTAGAGAATATGATCGCTTGCTGCTCAAAATGCAACTCGTCTAAGGGTTCACGCTCACAAGGCGTTTTTTTAGCACGGACGTCTAC